AGCGTTTTTTACAAAACTAAAATGGATTTTATCTAAAGTCTGAAATACATCAACATCGGTTAAAGATAATACAGTGATATTATAATTCGCAATAGCTGAATCAATAGTTATACAAGATTGGGAAGTCCTCATAACCACTCTAATTGTGTCAGTACCCGCAACGTTAGCACTATCAGTCCAAGGATTTGATGTGGATTTTAATACGTTATTTTTATACCACTTATATGTTGGTGCTCCACCACCATTCACCGGTAACGCTTGTAAGGTAACCGTATTTTTTCTAACCACAGATGGATTTCCTAATATAGATACTGATGGTGTTACTTTTGAGGTAACACCCATTGTTAGTGAATTAGATGTCACATTGGATGTTGTGATACAAGGCGCGTTTGATGTCATAACACAAGTGATTACATCGTTATTGTTTATATTGTTTGATATCCATGAAGAACCTGTCGCACCAACAACATTAGACCCATTTCTCCTCCACTGATATGTAGGGGTACCACCATTTGTGGGGGTTGTTGTAAATGTGATATTAGTTCCTTGACATACATTATTTGAACTCCTTGATATTGTTACTGATGGTGTAACACTATTTGAATATAGTTGCACCTCGGCGACTTGCATTGAGTTAGCGAAACTAAGATTACAGACTGATGTAAATGTTATTCTATACCAAGAATATGATGTGTTATTTGTGAAGTTAAAACTTCTAGTAAGGAATCTATTAGAGTTACAAGAGATGTTACCTGATGCAATAGTAGTCCAAGAAGTCCCATTATTACTACCCTGTATTTGATAATCAATAGGATCTCGTGATGGTTCATCGTTGGCGGTGGTTAAGTCCATCCTAACAGCGGTAGTATTCTTTCCGGTATTTACAATAAAACCCGTATTTGTTCTATTAAAGTTCAAGTATTTGGTATTACTGTTTCCATCAATTACTTTGGTCACATCTTCACCAAAAGGTGGTGATCCCGGATTAACCTGTGTAATGGTCATACCCGGTGTGAAGATAGGGCATTGAGACGCACACTGTCCCCAAGATAATGTAAAAATGGATGTAAGGATTGTGATAAACAATAACTTTTTCATGATGTCTTTTAACATAAATACCATCTCCTTACCTGATTACCGTGTCTCCGACAAAATATTTATTTGAAGAATCAATAAATGATCTTTCATATAAAAGACCCGAGGACCTTTCAAGATCCGTGGAATAATAATACTTTGAAAACTCTTTGGTTTCCTTTAATTTAACAACGATATAATACACATCTTTTTGTTCTGTTTTGGAATCAAAACAAGAGAGTGTGAATAAAAATACCAACAATAATAACCTTTTCATAACCTAATTTGGATACAAAGATAATAAAAACCCCCGAAAACTAAACTTGTTTAAGTGTTTTACACTAAACTATTTAAAAACTTTGTCAATATTGGTGAGTAAGTGTTAAATGCTGGTTTGTAATCCCCATATATTTGGTAAGTAGTAATGTATTTCTTATTTGGGCTATACCATTTCTCTTCAGGTAAATCATTACAACCTCTATCTTGGGTAATTATTACGTCAGTACATTTTGGTGTGGATTTTGATCTGGTATAATTGTCAATGACGAAGGCGGATAAATCTGAAAAATAAAAATCAACAGTACTTTCTATCTCAATTAGAAGGTTTTCTAAAAGATCCTTACCTACTTTTTGAACTTTTTCGATGTTTTTTTCATCTACATAATATTTTGCAACATTACGATCAACAATACTACTATTCCATCCTTTTAAAAAAAGAGAATATATTATGTTCATAATTTCTAAAGTTAGAGTGGATTTATTTATTTTCCAACCCTGACCTGTTAAACTATAAAGACCTGTGTAATAATATTTTGATAAAATTTTAACAATATCCTTTTTTGCTGAATTAATTGACTTTGAAAATCTTTCAGCAAATGCTTTATTGTCTTCACCCCCTATCTTTTTAATACTATTTGACATATTATCAATTTTTTCTAATAGACGTTGATTAACCTGTGACGTATTCGTCCGACCTATTGAGTCTACCTCTGATTTTGAAAATTTTATATTAGTACAGTATTTTTCTATCTTGTCATAGTCACGACAACCTATCTTAATTGGTTGTTTTGTTACCTGTTGTTCAGTTAAAATCCTTTTAACTATATTGACTACATCAGATTCTTTTAATCTCACTATCTTACTCATATAATTAAATATAGCTTAGTAATAAAAAACCCCGAAAACTAAATCTCGGGGTTAAAAAATAATCAATTATTTTTAATTAAAAGCGAATACACAAGTGCCACCAAATAAACATAAATCTAAGACCCCAAGAATGGATTTGAAACCCCAAATCGTAGTGTTTATATCCCATATGTAATAAAAACACATCGTTGTGTTTATTAACGTATTTGCTTTTGATGATTTTTATTTCCATCACAAACTCTCTTTAACCTTATTCCTGACTTCGGTTAATGTGGTTCTATAGATAAACTCACCATCAACATAAATTGATAGTAAAAGTCCGTCTGCCTCAGTTGCCCAAGATACCTTGTCGTATAAACCAATTTTACCATCGTGTTCTTCAACACATAACAACCCTGTTGCGGATTTCTTGGTTCCATCATCTGTGATTGGGTCCTTGAAGATTTCACGACCTTCAGGATTAAAATCACCAGGGAATTTTGGTTTATTAACCTCTACATAAGTTGCCTTCATTGCAAATCCAAATGTATCACGGGTATTGTATTGGTAAGTGAATGAACCAATACCAAGAACCACATTTGTTGATGCGAAACCTTTTGATTCTAATCTACGACAGATTTCATCAGCACGTTCAATGGTAATACTATCACCATAAATTGCTCCGATGTGGGGGTCAAGAACTTTATAACCTTGCTCATTTATTGTGCCACCAAATACATCCCAAAGTAATTCGATAACACCTTTGAACTCTGGGGCATATACGTCTTCATCAATTTCGTCATTAGTTAATAATCTATCGCCGGCTTGGTAAATTCCTTTACCACAAAGAATATCAACAGGATCTCCAGAGTCAGGACGAATAACCAACTTACCATCACGAGCCAAGATTTCTTCTTTCAATGTTACCACGTGTTCGGTACAGACTTTCCATAAGTCCCAAGTGTCCGATACTACTGATAAAATACCTTTTGGATATGTCTCAAGTAATCTACGGAATGTATCCACCTCATCTTCTTTCCCACCGGCACACATTACCGAGTGTTCGGTTGCGGGAACAGAACCACAAACAAAATCAGTTTCGTTGTAGTATTTACGTGCTCCATAAATTGTAGGAAGAGAATCTGAACCTGAAAATGATGTTAAGTGACCAAGACCTGATGCGATAACCGCTTCTACAGAATCCATCCCCCTCATTGAGAAGTCGTGCCCTTGCCAATCAACAAACCAAGCATTTGATGGATCCGTTTTTTCCATCCATCCATTCAAAACTTTTCGGTATTGTCTGGCGATAGTTGCCGAGGTCATAGGTTTCCATAACAAGTTGGATAAAATGGTCTCCAAAAAGTTTGTAATCCAATAAAATTCAGGAACAGTATTGTAAATTGTTAATACCGGAACTTTAATCGGTGCCAATGTTCCTTCGGCTAAGGTTTTAACGTGAATTGGTAAATAACCCAAGTCGTGTAATGCTTCGATGTGTGATGTGTCGTAATCTGTTCCCAAATACATCGTAAGTTCTCGTTGGATTTCATCACAAACTTCCGATTTTGGTCGTTTGAAAAAACCTAAATCAAACATTTCGTGAATTTGTTTCATCACCATTTGTGTTCCAAACACAACAACTTCGTTACACCCTTTCGGTGCGTGTTTGTTACTTCTTGGTGTAAAATTGGAATAAACTAATGTTGTTCCTTTTGGATACTGTTGGTGGTGACCAACCTTGTACCCATCTGCTAATAAAAATGGATTTATCATAATTTGTTTTTAACGTTACAAAGTTAATTTTTATTTTTTAGAATTCAAAATATTTTTGACTTTTTCCCCGAATAATATATGTCGCGGATTCCAAAATATTCAAAGATTCGTTCAATCCTGCACGATCATCAATGAAAATGTTAGCATATACCTTACCATTCTTACCATAAGGTAAGTCAATCGGTGTTTGGTTAATGGAATCAATCTCCAAATCTTTTGATTTACAATATGATTTAATCTCATCATATCTTTGGGTGTCACACGCTGTGAAGATAACCAAGTATGCTCCCGTAAATTTTGCTGCTTTCAAAACACGGATAACACGATTAAAGTCATTGTTGTGCATTTTCCAAGGACTAATAGTGTCATCATAGTCACAGGCAATAATAATCTTACCGTGTTGTTCCCATTCAGTTACCAATCTATCCAAGAATGGTTTGGATTCGGGATTTAATTCAAAATAATTATCCATAATAAAATACGTTGAGTTGTTTAACTAAAGAATCAATGGTTTTGTGTCTTGAGAATGTATTAACGATGGTACCATCTTGAATATCCTTAACACTGTTTGTGGTATAGATACCATCAAAGTATTGGGAAAGAGAATCAAATCCTGAACTGAAAATACCGTGAGTGACAATCAAATAATTTTTACCATATTGTTCTGGTTGAACCGAACTTGATAATTTTCTAACCTCATTAATTGCTTTGGCAATCTCAGTGAATGTTCTACCACCATCACAAATGTCATCAAGAATAAAGACATCTTTATCGGCATCATTTACAGACATCGGTACATTTGTGTAATCAATTTTACCGGTTTCAAGATTACGATGTTTTGATGCTATGATGACTTCATTTTTGTATTTGATTTGTTCTGCTGCGTGAAACACCTTTTTCAAAGCACCGGCATCGGGTGATACCAAACGAACCCCATCAAAATTACTTGCATCGAAAGTTTCAAAACCTTTTGAGATAAAATAATCACGAAAAGCAAAATCAAGTAAATCGGATGTATCCTTCTTCTTAAAATTATTGATACATGCTTCAAGAACGTCTGAGTGCGGATCAAGGATGATTACTTGTTCATAACCTTGTGAGTTGATGATAGGTGCGATAACTGTCTTAACATAATTTATTCCACCTTCCATAAACTTACGGTCACTTCTTGCACCCATACAATATGGAATATAAAGACGAATACGATTAACACCAACCTCTTTCAGTGCTTGTGTTGCACAAATAATAATTTCCAAATCCTGAAACGTATTCAAACGAGATTTGATTGTTATTCCTTGTGAGTTTTCTTTGAGTGAATTAAAAGTGTTGTACCCATCTTCAACCAATCTTAAAGATTGTTGACCATCGGGAAAACGACTGATTTCATATTTGAATGATAAAATGTCGTTTGGATTTACTAAGTTTAATGTTTCTGCCATAACACAAAGATATAAAAAAGGGTTGGTATTACCAACCCCCCTTGAAATGTTTTTTTAATTATTTTACGTTATACATCATATTGGTCCCTGAACCGAGTTGTGTGGAAGGTAAAGTACCGTTCCATTTTGTGATCCACATTTGTTGTAACAACATAGGTGTAAGGGTTGATTGTTTTAACTTATTCGCTTCTGCCTCTGCCTTTGCTTGGGTTAACATTGCTTGTGCATTACCTTCTGCGGTCGCCACTTTGATTTTCGCCTCGGCTTGTGCGGTTTTAACTCTATTTTCTGCGGTTAAACCTAATTGAATTGCATTATTCTTTGCAATAATTGCGTCTTTGAATTGTTTTGGATAACCTAGATTAGATGTCATTTGACCGATGATAAAACCTTCAGGTACTAACACACTATCCAAAAGACGACGAACTTTGTTTTCAAAATTTTGTCTCTGAGATACCATTTCATCTGCGGTATATGAGTTAGCAATCATTCTAAACGCATCATAAACTGTAGTCTTTAAGAATCCTTCCTCAATTGATGGTAAATCTCTACGATATTTTCCAAAGATATAAGGTACTCTCTCACGTTTTACCGAATAGTTAATGATTGGACTTACGTGGAATTCTGATCCATCTTTTGAATTCACCACAAATGATTCATCTTGATCATCTGTTTTGGTATATTCTTTATGTTGAACAAAGGTTGGGAATTCATAAATTTTCTGACTGAATGGATTGTAAAATGCGATACCCGTAACTTCGGTAATATCGTCAATACCTTTACCATCACCATACAAATTTACTTTGACACCAACGTGACCTGCGTCAATCCTCTCACAAGAATTTGAGAATAAGATTAACACTAGCAATAGACCCACCAGACCTAATGCGATTTTGATTTTTGAAATCGTTTCCATAGTTTATTAAAATTTAATTGTTTTCTTCTTTGTTTGTTGGGAATAACTTTAACACTTCTTTCACTCCTTCGTTGATTGTTAATACAATACCAAATACACCAACGATACAAACCAACACACCTAAAAACATTAGAAGGTTACTTGATTGGTTCATCAACTTGGTTCCCCAAGTTATAATTTGTGATGAAAAGGCGAGTGCCGATACGAATAGGATAATATCCAATAAAACCCTACCAATTTTTATAATACGTTCTTTCATAGTCTTCGTTATTCTGAGATACCTACAGGGTAATTGGATGACGTACCCTCAACAATGTAAATTGTGTGACCATCTAAATCGTAAACATAAAGTGTACCTGCCGAGATATCATACCTACCTGAGCATTCAAGTTTGGTTGATTCTTCATTTTTTCTAACATCATTAGAGATTGATGTTTGAGCCACTTTTTCACAACTCAAAAGTGTGAATAGTGCGAGTGATAAAAAAAACGTTTTCATAATTATACTAAGATAAATTTTTTGTTTGTTATATTAATTTTTAGGTCTCTGATCCAATTAATCATTTCGGTATTTGTTCCAAAGTCACAATTATATTCATAACCATTAACAAACACCACTTTAACGTGAGCCATTCTAACCACTCGGTTAGTGACCCTCTCATTCCAAGGATAAACTTTATATCCTTTCTTTTTTAACTTATCATCACCTAATCTATCATCAGAGTCCCATAGTTCGGCAGTATCAACCCAACCCGCCTTTTTACCTTCTAAACGGATAAGACCAAACAAATAAGAACGTTCCTTAATTTCAGGTCTCCATTCCCAATAATTAACTTCCGTTTCTTTATACTCGTGAATAGAAACGATTTTAGTTGTGTCTAAATGTACTACTTTATTTGACATTGTTTTAATAATTTTAATGTTGTGGTTCTGTAGATGCGATTCCGTCAAACAGGTCACCACCAGTCCAAACAGTGATGACCTGACCTTCTACAAAATGTTCATATTTTCTAGCAACAACCTTAAGTGTTGTGTCTTTTCCGGTTTCTGTCTTCGTTTTTAATGTAGCGTCACCATTCCAACTACTAACCGAAGTTACAACTCCCACATATCTGTGAGGTTCATCGTGACAAGCAACTATCAGTGAAACTGATGCGACGGGTAACACGATGAAACACCAAAAAACCCCTGACGTGAAAAATTTGAACATCTTATTTTGTTTAACGATACAAAGTTAAAACTATTTTTTTAATTTCCAAAACTTTTTTAATTAAAAATATACCTCCCTACTACTTGTGTTTGTCCTTGTGAGTTGGTTGTTGTTCTTGGTTTAACCTCATTTGTTGGATAAGGAAGTGATGTAAACCCTGTTATACAATTATTCGTTGTTTTTCTGTATTCAAATTGTTTCTCCATCTCAAACTCAAAGTGAGTAGGTGTTACAAAAACTCCTTCATCCAATATTGGAAGTAGTGGTACTCCTTGAAGGATAGGTGAATCGTTTATTGGTAGGTGAGTAATGATTTTTGAACCTAATGGTTGATTCCATTCTTTTAGCATAGCATCATAAGACATTACTGCAGAAGTAATAAATCCATAATCACCTTCTTTAATCTCTGAATCATCTACAACAACTAGATAGTTTTCTGTTTTGATTATGTTGTGTTTCATACACATTTATTGTTTGTGACAACAAAGGTAAAGGACAATTTTTAATTATACAAATCTTTTCCAGAAAATTTTACATATTGTACCAAAATTTCTTTACCCTCTTGGACCTCAACAAACATCGGTTTTCCGGTGTATAAACAAATGGTCAATGGTTCCTTTATTGTAATATTTTCCATTTTGACCATTAATTTACGTTCATCATCCAATACTTTAACATTTACCACCCCAAAATCATCTGAATGGATTTCCAAACAATTCTCATCTTTGGCAATTGCCGATACGTGTTTCATAATTTTATTCACCTAATTTAAGTTCCACAATGGTAAATCTAACATCCTCATCATCATATATCTTGATATTCTCAGGTTCAATATTATATGAACAAATATCACAATCCCATAACGAATAACGCAACCCTTTCTTAAACTCATCCATATTCAGGATATTAAGAGGTCCTAAATGACAAATAAGAGGGTTTGGAAGATACTTTTTTTCCAACATCTTATTGTGTTGATGATATAAATCCCATTTATCCTTACTACCTTCTTCATTTGGACGTTTAGAGTTAAACCACTCAGATTCTAGTCTCTTGTTTTCCTCAGTGTCTTCTTCAGATACGGTAATAACTCTGCGATTTTGAATCATATCAGTTGATAGGGTTGGTAAATACCGATTCACTATATATTCACCGACATAATAACCAAGTTGGTATTCTGAAGTTAAATTATTCTTCGTTTCAATTCTTTGTTGTTTCCAATTTTCTTCCATTTCAGGGGTTATTGATTCCAAAAGGTTATTAAATGTTTCACTTCGTTTCATAATTTTATTTTTAATCCCAAAACCAATCAATACGATGTTCCAAGAGTTGGAATAATAATCGTTTTGCTTTCTTATGTTTGTAATATCCAATATCCATAGCACAAGCCTCCTTAACACTGAATGACTTCATATTCCTACCTCTTGTTGAAAAGTGTTTTCCCGATCTTCTGTAATTGTGTTTATTTGCTTCGAGGTAATTGTCAATCTTATCAATCTTGTTATGGTTTTCATCATATATGTAATCCCAATATTCCATCTCATAGAACTCAGTTGAAACTTTATCTAGTAGTCTAGATATCAATCTCATTCTTGATGTTGCATAATCGTTGTTATCGTGATACCCATATTTGACAAATGTTTTTTCCATATTGTCAATCTTAAACTTCATTACGTTGTAGAGATATACATAATCAAAGTCCCTATCATTCCAACCGAACTTAGCCCATCGCCAAGACATCCGAATGTTGTTGATCAGTCTGCGGATCGGTTTACCAATATCCAAAATAGTTTCTTTAATAGTTCCCATACAATAATTGTTAATATAATCGTTAAAATCATTTTGTTGGATCGTACATTGTGTATTCAGCAGTTAATTCTTCACCGGTATTGACGTTAGATATTACCACCAATCGTAAATGATGGATCGGCGATAAAACCTCTACCACCTTACAATTAGGTGTCTTAGAATGGTTAAAAAACCCTCCCATCGGTAGTCGGATCAAACCATCCTCAACTCTGTCATCAAAAATATGTGTCATACCCAAATCAGTTCCCGAAACTATGGGTTCCACGGCAAATAACCCCAATCCGTCAATGTTAGAGTTCTTAATTGTTACGTTTGGTGGTAATGGTCTATACATAGTCATTGCAATAATTATTTACTTCGTCCAATAAAAACAAAACCGACTCCAACTTAGTCCTAACCTCGATATCTAACTTACTAACCTTAGAATGAACCATATCTTGTTCCACCAACCGTGTCACAATTCGGTTCATCACCAATAGTTCGTTAAAATCAACATCCGTTAAAGTCGGTTTCATAACACAAAGATATAAAATAAAAATGGGGGTTACAACCCCCACTTAAAAAATTAATACAATTCAGCGAATTTTTGTTCCAACATCAACTCATATGCTCGAGCCAATCTTGTCATTCCAATTCCCCCACCAAATCTCGGGAAGAAGTTAAATGATAAAAAGTCATTCAATTCCTTCTCAACTCTTTCTTGTCCAAAAAGTTCAAACAACTTATTTGCATAACCACCATTTTCGATGGTATAGAACATTTCTCTCATTTTCTCAACATCACAACTTCTCTCAGCAGATCCGATCGTCTCTTGACCAAATAAGATTACATCAACTTTATTAAAGATCCCGATATCATTGTGTTTCATATTCCAAAACGGATGAGTTCTTAACGGAAAATGTTGTAATGATACAGAACTACCAAGTTCATTCCACATTCTTTGTTCGTGTTCATTTTCTAAGATCTCAACACCACCATATTCTTCACAAAGTTCATCATAGTTCTTTTCAACAGGAGTATCAAATCCCAAATATTCCAACAAGTCTTTTTCCAATTGGATCAATGTTGTCATATCACCTTTACTCTCAAATTCAAACATCGGGAAGATTAGTTCGTGACGACCAGGAATTGGGTTCTTTTCTTCTCTGTAAGAAGTTGAGATACAAAATACACCATCCCATTCAGGGTTATTAAGAAGTTCGTACTCCAACCACATTTGACCTGTTTGTGGTAACGGCCAAATTAAACCACCATATTCAAATGTTTTCACAGAATGGGGGTTTTCACACGCAGCAAGAATTGACAACCTTGACTGAGTTGGTACCTCTTTATAGTTTCTCTCCAAGAAAAACTGTCTCATTTTTTTCACAAGTTTGTGATACGTTTGTGTGTTCATCATAATTTTAATATATTTAAGTTTTATTTAATCTTTTTGCAAAAAAAATCCCGACCATTTGGTCAGGACCACCAATTAAGGTTATATATGTTGTAGATTTTTGCTCATTGTTATTAAATATGTGAAAAAATAAGAAAAGTGTCAATAGTTAGAAAAAAATTAAGTAATAAATATTTCCCAATAATTATTATCTTGTCCTAATTCAAAAACTCTTTTATCTGATAAATCAATACCATCTAATGTGTCCATCTCAACAAAGTAAAATGAACCATCTTCGTTAAAAAACATTACTCTATATTTCATATCTTAATAAAGTGTTACAACTAAATGTTCTAAGGTCGCAGCCGAGGTGCTCGGATTTATTACGACGTTTATAAGTATATTCCCTCCAACATCTGAATATGAGTTACTACCTTGGTTTGATGCTGCATAAATAGCGTTTCTACTAAAAAATACACCACCTTGAGTTATTCTCGCCAAAAATCCGAAAGAACCTGTATTAGATGTGGTGGCAATTGTGGTAGCTTGAGGGTTTGCTCCATTATTCCAAAAACATTGAATTGTTTTATTTGCCGCAGTTGGTTGCTGACCAACAAATATTCCTTCAACCTTAAGGGTTTGAGCGGAAAAAACTGTAGTTCTTGGGATACTAATCGTTGCTGCTGTAGTTGTTGTACTAGCAGGTAGTGCAACACTTGATGGTAGTCTATATAATGTTTCTTGAATATTGTCGGCAAATATTGTTGTTGCAGAAAATGTATTAGCAGATAAACCACCTGTAAAGTTGGTTGCACCTGTTACAGTTCCACCCGTAAAGTTTGATCCTGTTGTTCCGGTAAATGAGATTGTGTAATTTCCGTTATTATTTGTTAGACCAATGTTAGAACCTTCAGTTAGTCCACTAACAGGTAAATTCCGATAAGTTGTGGCTGAAAATGTATTTGCTGTTAATCCGTTAGTAAAGTTCGTGGATCCTGTTATTGTTCCACCGGTCACATCTAAATTAAACGTAAATGACGTATCCAATTTATTTTGAGGATCGATACTAATCCCATTACCAATAAACTCTATGAATATACTTGAAGAAGGTGCTGGTCCGGACCCTCCACTTCCGGAAAAAACAATAACAGATCCCGTGTCCGTAATATTAATACCGTTACCACTAAAAGATTTGAAGTTAATTGTGTTTCCCGTCGCATCTCTGAAAAGTGAAATCCCACTTCCTAAACTATTCCCCGTTAAAACATAACCTGAAGAAGTCCCATACGGCCACCAATACTCACCATCCCAACGGTAGGAGTTACCTTGATAGGTAACTAATTCTCCAATTGATGGATATGGTGGAAACGGTGCGTTAAATGACATAGTTTAAATAAATATCTCCCAATAATTATCATACAATCCCTTTTCAAAGATTCTGGATCCGATATGTGAATTATACCAATCTTTAGCTTCTTGAAAATCATCTGTATAGATATTTTCAAATTCATTAAATACGAAATATTTCATAATATTAAAATCTTGTTAATGTTAAACTTTCTAATGTATTTACAGGAACACCACCTCCTGTTCCATTTACTGTACATCTTGCAACAAACGTGAATACACCCGCACTTCCTGTCACATCCACAAATACCGGATTGACAGCTGTTGCACCAAACGCATTGGCTAATGACATTCTTATGGTATTAGACCCTTGAATCCTCATCAATAATTGTGCTCTATGTCCTCCTGTGGTAGTTGTAACCGTTGGATTTGATGCTGCACCTGATAATGATAATTGATATGTTTTTTGGTTGGCGTTTGATGTTGATGAAAATAATCCATCGGCAACAATCGTCATACCAACCTGAAGTCCTGTAATATTAAATGTTGTGATTGTAGTAACCGTAGTTGCCGTAGTATTTCCAACATTCACAGCATTTGGTAATCTATAAATGACTTTAGGTGTGTCATCGGCAGTGATGGTTGTTGCTGAGATGGTATTAGCTGTAACACCTCCTGTAAAATTAGTTGCACCTGTCACAGTCCCACCTGTGAAAGAATTTCCTGCAGATAGACCAACTTGTTTGGCTACAACTATTAACGACGGTGATACAGGTCTTGTTGGTGTGACAAGTCCCGAAAGTGTTGTTAATTGAACATCTTGGTTATCCGAAGAGAAGTAAAATTCAACATAATCATTAGCGTTCAAATCTAAAATATATGAAACGAATGGTAATTGATACACACTATTAGAAACTAAACCCAATGTAGATGAACTCCTATCAACATCATTACCATTTACTTTCGCCCATATCGTAACATTCGCTGATGTGCCCTGAGTTTTCTCAATTTGAGCGGAATATCCAATCTCATAAATTCCTTTATTCGCCACTTGTATTCTTGAACCTCCACTAATACTAATTCCGTTTGAAAGTTCGGTTGTATTTAATCTCCAAACCGTTGCGGTGTTAGCACCACTTACAGGTTGGTTTGTTGTGTCGGAAAAGGAACCATAATAATTGGCAGATAGTCCCGATGCGGTTACACCAGTAACGGTGAATGTTCCACCTGTATTATTTGTGAATAATAATTGACCACCATTATATGTTCCACCTGTAACAAACACATCAACACCTGATGGGTTACCACCTCCCGTACCTGCGGAAAATATTAAGGTATTGTTTGTTCCTGAAACTATATTAACATTAACACCACTAAAGTTAATAAATGTGTTAGTGTTTGCTGAAAATTGTGGTGTGTTATTAATTCTAACGTGATTGAATACGTGTGTTAAACCACTACCATTACCATAATATGTCGAACCTGAGAAGTCACCATTTGCTCTAATAAATGACGTGGTTACATCTGATGCGTTAATCCCTTCTAATAGGTTTGTTGTGTTATCAGGATTACCTGTACCATTTTTTATTGTTAATCCGTCTAAAGCTGCGTTAATAACTATTTCAGGTGTTGTGGAATTATCATAAGCTTGTTGTAGTGTTGTCGTTGATATTCCACCCGTTCCTCCTAATACTTCACCGAACTTTGATACAGAATTAAACTTAGCGGTGGTTGGGTCATTTAGAACGGTAATACCTCTTTGTAATGATATAATACCAATTAAAATACCATTTTCCGAGTTGAGAGAATACTCAACAAATTGTTCTGTTTGAGAAGCAGCGACCGCCGCGGCGAGTGATGCGTAAACTTGTTGTCCATATTGAATCCTAATCAAACCTGTTGGAAACAAATATACTCTTTGATTGGTTGCGGAATTTGAACCACCACCAACAGCCGTTACAACACCATTCAAATCGTAGTTGTTAGGGTCAATAAAGGTTGTGTTACCGGTGTATGGTCCAGTACCACCTGTTATAGGTCCATTCCTTGTTCTATATTGAAACGTAATCGGTGATTGTGAAGAGATATTAACACTATCAGGATTTAATTGATTTGTTACCCATCCAATACCATTACCCCATAGAACACCCGATGATGAATTTATACTTAAATTCGCCCCATTCGATGTGATAATCACACCTTGATTTATCAATTTTAGAGGAACCCATAAATCACGAAGTGCTGACATAGGTGATACGTCAAAATCAACCGTTTGGTTAATACTTGTGATTGTTGTTCTATTTGGATGAACAACCTTACCTAAAAATATGTTTTCCCTTCTTTGTTGTGGTGTTGGAAAAGTTGTTTGTTGAACTAAGGTAGAAGCTGAACTAAGTAAGATAAAAGTAGAATCCGCACTATTCAGATAAATTAAAGGTATGTTCGTACCACCCGAATATATAACATTTATCACTTCAGGTAATGTTGCAAAGGTATATGTATTAAGAGCAATCCATCCCCTCGCCAAGGAGACATTTATGGTTTGTCCTGTACCTTGTGTCATACCTGTATATTCATATACACCGGTTGAGATAACATTACCTTCAAGAATATTTCTTTCTTTATCGGTCAATGAAAGATTACTATCTTCATTATTTATATTCACATAAATTTTACCCGTGGTTGAACCTGTTTCAAGAACATATCCTATTTCGTTGGTTCTCGCGGTAAACGCTAATGATGATGTTGTATTTACATAATCACCAGGAACGGTATCTGAAAGATATAGAACATCACCGTTTGAAAATGTGTTAAGTGTAATACCACTTAATATACCATTATTTATCACCAAACCTTCGCTACCATTTGGTATATTTTCTGCAGCCAACCCGATAGGTCGTGCGGATGTAATTCCCCGAGTATTAACTGATAGTGTGGCACTTGGTAATCCATTTGATGTTCCCGTGATTGAAATTATTTTACCTTTATCTATTTGAGTTCCCGTTGCGTTCCATACTCTCGTATATAATTGTTGACCCATCGCGATTGCGACATTACTACCGATTATATTATAATATGATAGTGCCTTAGAATCGTTATCAAAAAATACTCGACCTCCAATCAATGATGGATTAGTTGATCCTGTATTAAAATCAATATATAATGTTTGTGATATTGTATTTGCTGTTACACCACTATTAGCAACTAACCCTCCCGTTAATGTTCCACCACTCAATGGTAAATAATCACCTGAAACAGTACCTCCCGATCCTGATGGTGGTGCCCCCCAATACGCATTTCCTGATCCGTCTGAATATAAAACATATCCATTTTGTTCGGTTCCGTTACTATACTTAAAATTATCAAGAATGGTTAATCCTGATGAAAATGTTGGATTAACAGGAACATCCCCACCTATTCTATAAACATAACCTGTTGATAAATCGGATTGAAGAACGTAATTATATGTATTTTTTACTAATTGGTCTTTTATATCTGCCATATTATAACATTAAGAAAATGTGTTAATCTATAAATAGTTTGTAAGTTGTGTTATAATTGTATTTATAGTAAATAATATAAATGGCGTTTTATCCGGTAACTTCTAATTATGGTTCTTCCATTGGTGGTATTTGTAATAATCCACCGATAACGTTTTACGTTCAAAATACAAACGTATTAAGTGTAGGTAGTGTTATTTATACTGATATTACAGGAAGTGATACTTTCAAAAATACTTGGTTTTATATTACAGAACCAACCGATTATAATTTTAATAAGGTTTTTGAAACTGATGGTACCGGTGAGATAATCCAATTAGGTGTCCCATCCGACTTTGGTGTTCCTGTTTTTGGAATAATATATGCTGGCGATAGTTGTTGTCATACCGGTAAAGGTCCTTATTATTATGATGCTTCGCAAATATTTGATCTTGGTCTAAACATTTATGATGACAAATGTTTAACAATACTATCCACCGATGTTACAGACCAAAAAGTGTGGATACCTTCTTATTCCTTCACTATAAGTTATACTATCACAACTGTTGGTGGTTCTGTGGTTGATATAACTGAAGACGGTGAGTGTATTGTAACTGACCCATACCTATTTGAATTAGGTAGTTTGGTAAGCCCTTGTGACACATCCCAAACATATTATGTTAATTATTTTCCGGATATCAACCCAATACAAGTTGGAACGACACTATGGGTGGTACCACAACTTAATGGTTGTGATGTAACAAGTGAAATGACTTTAACTGATGGTTATGATCCAAATATCTATTATGATTTGGATGGTGGTGGTGTGGTAACCGCAATAAATACCTGTGCCGTTACACCAACCCCCACTCCGACCCCAACAGAAACACCAACACCTACCGTTACACAAACACCTACTAATACAACCACACCGACATCATCTGTTACTAAAACTCCAACACCAACACCGACAGTTACACCAACATCAAGTGGTGGTCCTGTAACGACTCCCACACCAACACCAACACCGACAAGAACACCGGGTGAACAATTTTGTTATACTTGGGCAAACGCGGAACAAATTTGGGACACAAGTGAATTAACATGGGCGGAATTTTGTATTATCATTCCAATTGTTACCCCTGCGATTAGTGGTGGTGGATCAATGGCGATGGTCCGAGATAGATTGAGAAAATTACCCGAAGAAGAGAAAAAAATCATCATTGGATTATTCACAAGATTGGAAGTTGATGAGATTACTTTTGAAAAAAGAGAGAACAAACAAAAGAACACAAAAGTAAAAATTAAAATTTCTGATGTGGATGTTACAATCAAAGAGAGTAAAAAGGTAAATGTGAAGATAATTATATAAAAAGAGATATCATGGCTTATAAATTATTTTCAGATAAAGCAAACAAATTTAGTTGTAACATACAAGTTGAGGGAACCTCATTCGCAAATTCTAAATTAAGAATGATCCTTGAAACGGATGAATTGAATTATATGTTCACAGGTTATATTCATGAAACGGGTGTTTGTGATGTTAATATTCCAAAGACTAAACATTTTCTTCCCGAAGGAACTGTAGGTAACATGAGATTGGAAGTCATTGCCGATGATGTTTATTTTGAACCTTGGTCATCAGACTTCGTTGTTGCAACCGAAAAGAAAGTTGCAGTTGTAGTTCAAGAACAACAAGAGGATGAAAAACCAAAGGTTAGAGTTGAAGTATTCCAACAACCTGAAGAAAAGAAGGTGGTTAAAGAATCCCCAAAACCTGTGGTTACCAAAGAAGAACCTGTGATTGAAGAAAAAGTTGTTGAGAAACCAAAGATCAAAGAATCCGTGGTTAAGAAAGAAAGAACTCTTAAATTTACTCAGGAACAAATCCGTCAGTTAATGAAACAAGGTCTTATTTAACCAATATTTTTATTATCTCCTTTTTCTACCGATACAAAATAATCTTGGACGTGAGACGCGATTGAATAATCCACGTAAAAATACCCTTCCAACTTTAATGTGGTGATAAGGTTCATCATCCAAGTAACATCGTTTGCATAGACCTTGAAGTCCTCTAAAAATTGTTTGAAGTCACCCTTATACCAAAACCCGATATTTACACCCCTTTCGTCCTCAATGGCGAATTCTTTACTTGTTTTTGAGATCGGATTTTGTCTTTTAGTTTTTGGTAAATTTTTGATTTTGTTAAACTCTTCAGGCGTTAGTTGTGGATATTTTGAATAAATGTTTTTGAATTTATTCATCATAATACCCTTCATTTGTTCAGGAGTATAAGTTTCGTCTGACTTAATACCTAAGATCTTTCTAAATTCCGCCATTCTTGCTAAAATCTCGGAAGTATCATAAGTGTATGGGTCGGTGTATTGTGTAAATCCTGAATATTTGTTATTTGAAACAACTGTCGGTTTTGGTTTATTCATATCCCACATAAAATTCGTGTAATCGGTTGGAATATAATACACCTCACTTAAAGTATCGTATAAAAAGTGCCTTAATTCGTGTGTTATAACTCTGGTCAATTCAGATTCAGGTGTTATGTTTTGTTTAAGTGCAGATTTGATGATAGATTTACGATTGATTGATATTGAAAAATCCTTAATTGACCATTCACCCGATGTTGTCGGTGCCAAACTATCCGAATATAAGAACTTAACCGTTTTTAGTTTCGGAATAAAAATCTCATTCAAAAATTTGTTATATAAGTTAATATCATTCTCAGGTGTTACTTTACGAGGATATTCTGCAACCTCATAACCCATAATTTTCTTTTTTGCCGCATCCGATTGAACATCTTTCAAAAGTTGTTCTTTAATAGGTTCTGCAAATTTTGTTAATTCAATATCGTTTTGAGGTAATGATGTTGGAATATCCGACTCTTGTTCCTGCAATAAACTTTTCTTATAACTCTCATGTAATGCAAGAATCTCCCTACGTTCAGATTCCGATATAACAAACTTCCCCATACTTACTTTTATTTATAAATATGGGGAGTTTATCATAATTTCATAAAAGTTGGTTTGATCATCTTCCATATGATATGGTCATAGGCTTTTCCATCCCACATATTGAATAGAACCCCTTGAAGTGGTCTTGGTCTTTGCAACACATAATCAACATATTCCCTTCTTGTGGGTTCGGATGTTTTTTCACCATTTTTACCATATCTGAAAGTAACGTAATGACTTAAACAAGTATCATAAATGTCATTATAATCATTCTTTAATTGATTTACATATACGTCAACTTTCTTGTAGAACTCATCAGGAACATCTTTAAGGATGGTCATTATGTCATCACCTTTGGATAAACATTCCCATACTGAAGTGGTGGATAATCCGGTCATAACCTTATGTAACCTGATATACTCAACACCTTTAACCTTCATTCGGTCACCATTGGAGAACTTAACCACAAAACCCTCAGCATCATCCTTAACCATTCCCTTCAATAAAGAATAATCGGTGATACCATCATACTTCTTAACAACATCCAACGGACCAACATATTCTTGGAATTCATCGGAACGTAAGGTATCCAAAGAAAACTCATCACCGGTTTCGGTATCAACAATTCCAAGTAAAACCAAACGTTCTTCACCGTAATCAACAACGATCCTGTTCCAAGGTGCGATATATTCAAACAAGTAAGTGTTTCTTCCACCCTCAAATACCTTATCCAAATTATTTTCAAAGAAGTATTTGGTTGCAGCAATTGCTTGATCAGAGGTGAATGAACCACGAGTACATAACACCCACTCACTTTGATAAATGAATGCGATGATTAAACTACCATCCATTTTTTCATAAACTTCAAAGTCAGGGGTTGCGGTATGTCTTCCTTCCTCAATGTTGAAGAACTTACGGAATGGTCTCGCAACCACATCACCATTAGAGTTGGTAACCAAACCTCGAGTTTGTAGAGTTACGTCATCAAAAAGTCCGTCATACTGCACCTTCTCGGTATAATTCCATATGGTAAGGTCTAAAGTTGGATGTACTTGATTATAAAGTAACCCATTGTCCAAATAAGATTGTAGAGTTGTGTTCATGAGGACAAAGGTAATAAATTAATCTTTAAGTTTCATCACTTCTTCTAAAAATTGTTCCACAGAGTATTTTTTGAAGTCAATATTCACATCACCGGTATTCACACCAGTAGGAATACAGATATTCTCAAAAACCTCAACAATTCTTTCATCATTCCTATCCAACATAAATTCCCACATGATGTAAATGATAGAATCAATATGGGAATTTATTTCTCTTGGATTGGTTATGGTATAGTCGTTATTTTCTATTTTTTTTTTAATTATTTCATAATACTGTTGTAAGTTCATTTACCACCTCGACATTTAACTTAGGTTTATCCTTTTTGTCATATGTCATGACAAGGTTTCGTTCCTCATCAGTTAAATTAAAATAATCGAACAGTTGTTCATCAGTCCATTCTCTATCAAAGGGAACCATTGGGATCCACTTACAAGTGTCTGGTTTAATATGTTGTGATATTTTCCTTAATGATAATAAACAATTAGCAAATTTTGTGGAAATATAAGAAAGTAAAGATTTAGCTTCTGTTTCATTATTAACTTCAAAAACATCATAACTCTGATTACAAACTTCATTTGGATATCCTATAAATGAATTACCAAATTTACCCAACATTTTATTGGAACCGGATGCTTCTGCAGTTACTACTTTCCATTTACTTAAATCAACGGATTTTTTAACATCAGTTCTTTTAATCCATTTTTCTAATCCATTTACTTGACTAACATAACATTTGATATAAGAATCATCAACTTTAACTTTTGATAATCTATTATCGTTTGTTTTTATCCCAGAATATGATTGTCCTTTACAAATTGTATCTAATCCAACTCTTCCTGATAATTTACTCAATATTGAATAGTATTTTGGATTCACAATTATATCAAATTTAGATAAATCAACTAAATTACCATTGAACACACAATTTCCATTATATTCTTCATCAATTAAAGAATATGAAATACCACCCTTTATTTCAACACCATTACCAAAAACCAAAGTTGGGTCTTCTATATGACAGATTTCTTTTAAGTTTTTATTTGAAAGCATCATGTTTCTAAAATTATCCAATCCTTTACCACCAGCAAACCATCTACTTGGGTTAATTGAGATAACCCTTTTAGAATCCTTTATAGCCTTTTCAATGAAAAGATTATAAAGAGGTTTAGCCGAGCCTCGTTTAGTTTTTAATTCTTCCTGATAAGGACTATTCATACAAATCAAATCAAATTTCTCAACCCCAAAGGTTTCTTTAATATTTAATGTCAAATAATCACCCCTGTAGAAGTTCATTTTGTATTTGTTTTCAGGATCGAATAATTGTAGATATATGAATAGGTTTTTACTTTGATATTCATTAACACATATGATTTCTTCTAATATCCATTTTAATCGTTCCTCTGAGTCCGGTATTTCGTCAGATAATCCATTCATGAATTTATCAATTAAAACAACAGAGTAATTTCCAATTCCCGCACATGGGTCTAAAACCTTAACATCTTTTCTTTTCCAAAAAGAATCCTCCATCAAATTTAATTGGTCTTCCACACAACCTGGCTTTCCGTATAATGGTGTGAACACCTCACCTAACAACCTTTTCTCGGTATTAGAAGGTTTTAAATAACTATCAATCAATTTTAATACTTCGGGTAACATCATATTTATAATATTAGGATTTTTCCTCATATTATCAAATATAAATATCACTTTTCTATTGAACTCGAATAGTTTTTTATTGATGTTATCCTTATCAAAAACGTTATCATAAATATACTTAATAGTGTCTAAATCAACATTTTCCGCATCATTAATACCCAATAATAATGTGTCTAAATACGCTTGTTTTTGTTCAGGATGGTTAGAAATAACTTCAAAATTTTTATCAATATCGTCATGCTCAAATCTATTGAATATTGTCAGAAGCATCGTCTTATCCAACAATGCTTTTGCAATCTCAATAAGTTTATTAATATCAATCTCGGAAGGTTTATCTTTATTTGATGGTGATAGGTTTTTAGTGATCTTACTCTTACCCTTATCGATCCCATCATCATTAAGTTTTGTTTCAGAAGATGATGTTCCATCTTTTAAACCGAAACTTAACAAGGATTTAGAAATATCATCATCAGTTAATTTATCAAAATTAATCGTATTTTGATAATCAAACCTTATTCGTTTGCTTATGGTATTTAGGTATTCGGTAAAGAACGTATTAACATCGACAGGTATGAACTCACCATCAATTCGGTTATAGATATTAACACATTCCACCCACTCTTTAATTTGATCTTTTAATTCGTTGCCGGTATATTTTGAAATAATGGTTTGATATTCACCCATCATTTCAAACGATCTTGCAGCATTAAAATCAACAACCCAACATTTTTCTTTACCTTCTCTAGGTGATTGACATCTGAATGATGCTTGAATGTATTTGTCCATTGACAACCAATCATTCATCATCATCACCATATCACAATCTTCCAATGTGATACCCATCGTTAATTGGTCAACGGCAATGATTAAACTTCTCTTACTTTTTGAAGTGAATTCTCCTCTAACTTTATTGATTAACATTTTTGAAGAGTTAATCTCACTATTTGTTATGTGGATATCAAAATCTTTATAATATTCATTGTTCAGTAAAAGTTCTTTTAATTTTTCTTGTACTGAAATATTAGGGACAAATAAAAGAACCGATCTAACATCAGAGAAATCTCCTTGATTTTTTAATGGGTATTTTGTACCCAACTTATCACGACCACAAACCGAACGGTCACCAATTAATCTTTTGAACAGAAATTCAATATCCGATTGATAATAAAAATTACCATTCTCAATTCGGAAAAACTTATCAAATTTGAATTGTTCCTCATCTGAAAAATACTTTAAGTTAGATTTCTCATTTTTAGAAAGATTCCACAATAAGAAGTTTATATCGGCATAAGGGTATTGATCGGGAAATTGTAATTTCATCTTCTTTTCATCTGACAATCCGTAAATATGAGTATGTTCCTTAGCGAATCTCCCAACTAAAAGGTTCTTACTCGGTGTTGCGGATAGACCTAATAATCTCTCATAATTAACTTTTGTCAAAAACTCGGTGGTTTTTTCCGTTTCAACACCGTGATGACACTCATCGATGATAAGTAGATCGATTTTAGTATGTATAAGATTCTTGAATTTATCTTTACCAAAAACTTCATCCCCACCTTTAATATCCTGTAATGATAAGAAAATAATTCTCTTTTCATTTAATTCAAAATCCACTTCAGAAATATTTTCTTTATCTATAATACTATAATCCATGAATCCTTGATGAGTATCAAAGAATCCAATCCATTGGTAATTAACCGTTGGTTGATTGGTTACAAACAATACATTATCGTATCTGTTTTCTTGGATGTGTTTTCCTGTTATGAATGTTTTCCCACTTCTACATTTGTGGAATATCAAACATTTCTTATCATCGGAATCGAATCTTTCATTGATAAATTTTGACGCTTCTTTTTGATGGGGTAATAACGATAATATTTTCTTAAAGGAATCCGTATTGTTTAATACTATACTTAGAACGTTTCTGAAGATCTTAATAGGATCACCAACTAACATAAACCACTCCTTTCCGTTTTTTACGAGGTAACCTAACTTTGTTAGAATATCATGAACTTCCCCCTCCACAACATGAAGAGGTTTGTCTGTTAATTTTGAAATGTCAATGGAGTCAATAAAATAAGGATCATCAATTGAGAATGCACTTTTTGATGTTTTACTTCTACTGTGCATGTTTTTAGTTAAACCAATTTTGTAATAACCTTTTTGTGCCTCACTATCCACCGATGCTAGATAAATAAACTTACCATCGGTTAAGGGTAGATTTTTTAAATCAAGTTTTTCCATACTATCAATAATAAAAAAAGGATTTGACATAATCAAATCCTTTTTTGAAAAGTAAATACTTAATTAACGAAATTTTGGTTCTTCTGGTAAAAACTCATAAAGATATCTATTGATGTCTTTAACCAATGATTTGTTGATTAAATCACCATTAAACAAACCAATATAATCGGAATGACCATTACCTGATAATGTGAATTCATTGTTTTTATGCCACAGACTAATTTCATACGTTATACCATCAATAACCAACTTGAAACATGAGATATTACCAAAAGAAGGTGATTCGTGGGTCTCAACATAAGAAAGAGAGTCGTATGATTTTGTTTTCAAAATCTTCAAAAGAGTTATCCTATTTTTATAATATGTCCTCTCTACGAACATAGAGTAAAAAAATAAAAACCCTATACCGAGTGTAAAAAGTGCGATAAAAAAGAATACGCCTTCCTTATCCTCATAATATTTGAAAGGTCCTTTATTTTTTACAGGTTGGTTGTAAATAGATTCTTTGTTCATAATTCTTTATTTTAAGTTTTGTTGAAGAAACATTGATACCTCTTTACCGTCGTATTGTCCGGCATAGTTTGATTTCATCTCACCCATAATGGTTTTCATATCCGATTTGTTAGGATATTTTGAAACCATTTCCACCAAGATTTTATTTAACTCAGATTCGGTTAATGATTTAGGAACGAACATTTCATAAACTTCCAATTCCATTTGAGAAGTTTCTGTAGGGTATTCCTTAACACCATTAATCATTTTGGTCAATACAGAGATTACCTCAGCATCCGTTGGATTTTTGGATGGTAATCGTTGTAACTCACCGATAACGGTTTTTAAGAAGTTCGTTCTTGGATTTTTTTCCACCATCCAAGATTGAGTGGTTTTTTGAATTTGTTCCAAAAGTGTCATAAAAAAATAATTTATTTTGTTTCTAATGTTGGTTTTAACCAAAGAATGTTCTCTTTGAAGATATAATTCCTAAGAGCAGGAAACTCGTGTAAGGTTTTGAGTGTCTTAATCGTGTCGTGTTTGAAACACTTATACAACTCCTCACGGATTCTCTCAACAGACACCACGGGCATTTTGGTTTCATAATCATAATCTTGCATAACACCATCCATATAAGGTGAAATGAAAAACCCTTTTGTAATACAAAACCTGATCGCTCTTAAAATTCTCAACGGATCATCATCAAATGTGATCTTGCAATCTATTGGTGTTTTAAGATAACCTTTTCTTAAATGTTCCAAACCTCCGAAGTAATCAATGATATTACCATCACCATCTTTGGCTAGAGCATTTAAGGTAAAATCCCGTCTTTCCAAATCATCGTATAATGTTCCAGGAACCACAAGTGGTGTCCTTGTTCCGGGAATATATCCGATTTCCTTTCTTGCCATAACAAAATCTGCAACACCCGAATATTTGTGTCCTTGAGGAAACTTCGCTCTAATTGTGAAACAATCCGATGTCACCAAGAAGATTTCAAACCCCTCTTCTTTGAGGTACCCCTCAAGAATGTTAAACATAGAATGTGCCGAATTCACATCTTTCAATAAATCCTCACCGGGTACCGCAACATAATCAACGTCTTTGGACTCAATCTCCAAGATCTCATCTCTGACTTTTCCGCCTACCTCATAAAACTTGAACATATCTTTGGTTTAATATTCCACAAAGATAAAAAAAAGGTTTGGAATAACCAAACCTTCTCTAAAAATTTTTAACCAAATAATTTAATTAAATGTAACATTCGGGAAACACCCTCATCTAACTTACTGTAAGGGTTTTTCTTTCTTGAGAATTTTGATTGGATCTCATCACATTTTACAATTTGTTTTGCAAACATTCTTACCAAATATTTCATAACCAATTCACTAACATCATAGTGGATTTGTTCGTTCATAAATGAACTAACTCTACCACCACCTGATGAAGCAGCAATCAGATTTAATAGTTCAGGTGAAAAAGAAACGGTTGATTTCCCACCTTCCTCAAACATTGAGTTACGATCGTCCATAACCTCACCTTCTTCATCTAATGGTGTTGGAAAACACTCAGAATAAAATTCACCATCATCAATTAAGAATCGTTTCGCTTCCATATCAATTAAAACACGAATGGAAAAACCAAAAACTTTACTTCTGATGTTGTATTCAAACTCTAAGTTATTACCATTACCGCGAGGATCGTGTAAGATGTTATATGATTTAGAGATGATATCAGGTAATGGTGTTTTCATTATCTTATCTCTCTGTTTGAGATTACCAATATTTAAACCAATCCAACCTTTATCTTTATATAATTCGTAAGTTTTCGCGATTCTTGATTTTTCATCAGAAATTTCACTACTGCTGAATAATTTATTTATTCTATCTGTTAAATAAGCACCATTAAAAATGGCAGTATTAAGAGTTCTTTTGGTTGTATCTTTCTTAAATCTTCTACCACCTAAATCTCCTGACGCTTCGGTAAATTCATTGTATTCCATACCAATAAATATACGGTCATGGCGAAAATAACACTGTGGGGTTATTACAATGAATATCTATATCAGGAAATTTAATTTTGAACTTTGATTTATCAAATGGTCGAGTGATTAAGTGAAACCCGTTTCTTGTTGGAATCGTCGCAACATACTTTGTATCACCGAAGGGTTGACACTCAGATTCAATAAAATCCATTATCTTATCACCTAACTTATGTCCTTCATCACCGGGTAAGTCAATATCAATAATCCAACTCTTTGGTTTAATACCATATTCACCACAAACTGAATTATAAGCGGTATGTGCTGACTTATAATCCTTATTCAAGATTTGATCTGTAACTTTTTTCAAATGTTGGAACGCCAATTGTTCAAAACTTCTCGGTGTTAAATTGATATATGCTCTTGCATTATGGAATTCACATAAACAAACAATCTCAGGACCTACCTTATCCAAATATTCCTTTGATTTGATGTAATACGTTTTAACCAAATAAGAGTTGGATCCCACATCAGGATTCTCTTTCTTCCTCTTCAATATTTGGAGGTGATAAAAAGTATCCTCAGATGGGAATTCCAACAACTCAATTATTCTTTCAAAATTATCTACCATAATTGTTTATAGTTTAACCTCGAACCTGTTTTTCATAATATCTAACTTATCTTGGGGTACATTGTGGGTATTTGTTCCACCGTGACGATTTTCCACAATTAACGAATGAACTCTATATCCGTAGGTTTCCGCCAATTTGTAATAATCTTCCATCTCCCATTCTTGGGTAAATGTGTTTGATACTACAACAGGTGAATGTTCGTATTTCATTGCGAACTCAATCTCTTCTTTGCACCATTTGTGTGCGTTTTTGATTTCACTTGGTTTGAAATTGTAATTTCCATCACTATCCACAAAATACATATCCGCTTCTTTGTGGCAATAATCTTTATCACCAACTAACATTTTTGCTAATGTTGACTTACCACTTCCTGGCTAAGGAACCCCCCTCAAGAGAATCAACTCTTTTACTGGGGGGTTCGTGTTTTTTTTAATATCCATACTATTTATTGTTAGGGGTTTACTTGGTTTAGACTACAAAGATAATTAAATAAAAAACAAAAAACAAACTTTAATGAGCAAATATACTAGAAATTGTCCATTGTGTAATAAAGAACTTACATATTCTAGCAAATACAACTACCAAAAAGCGAAACTAAAGAAAAGTAAATGTAAAAGTTGTGGAATAAAAGAATCAATCACAGATGAAAGACGTGAAAAAATGAGAGATCGAGTTGAGGGTAGAAATAATCCTATGTTTGGTATGAAAGGCGAATTAAATCCGTTCTTTGGTAAAAAACACACTGAAGAAACAAAAATTAAAATTGTTATAAATAGAGACATGTCTGTTTATCGTAGTGATGAGTTTAGGAAAAAAATGAGTGAGGTAACAAAGGGTGAAAATAATCCTATGTTTGGTCGTTCATTTTATGATGTATGGGTTGAACGATATGGGAAACAACTCGCTGATGAAAAAATGAAAAAGTACAGAGAAACTCAATCTATAAATAATTCTGGTACTAAAAATAATATGTTTGGTAAACCATCACCAATAGGTTCAGGAAATGGATGGTCGGGTTGGTATAAAGGGTGGTATTTTAGAAGTTTAAAAGAGTTAACTTATATGATTAAAGTCATAGAAAGATATAATTTAGAATGGGAAAGTGCCGAAACAAAAGATTTAACTATAAGATATTTAGACTATAATTTAATTGAGAGGTCATATACTGCCGATTTTATCGTTAATAATAGATATATGGTTGAGATTAAACCTAAGAAGTTATGGGATAGTCCTCTTATAAAATTAAAAACGGGTGCGGCTATTGAATTTTGTAATTTAAGAGGTCTTAAATATAAGTTAATTGATATTGATAGGTTATCAAATCAAGAAATTATAACGTTATTGGATAACAACTTAATTAAGTTTATTGATAGATATCATAATATGTTAAACAACCCTTAAATAAATCCCAAAATAGATATTCCACGTAATAAAAATAATTCTTTCATTTCTTTTCAGTTAAGGTTGCTGTTAGTTTGGTAATCCCAAATTTATTTTTATCTGAGTTATCAAACATCTGTCTTTGTAGTTCACCTGATAAAATAGTATTCTTTAGTTCTTGGAACTCTTCATTCATTTCATCTTTGATTGTGATAGTAAATTTTAATTCGTATGTCTTACTCATTTGTTACCTCCTTGTAGTTTATCTCTCATCCATTTAGCACCCTTACAAAATAATCCACCTGCGGCTGCACCTAATGTTTCTTCTATCTCCTCATCCGTTGGTAGTTCTATGGGTGTTAGTTCACTTATTAGGCTCTCCTCAGTATCACCCTCATAGAAATCTTGCCAAAATGCTTTTTTAAGCAATTTTCTTACTTGTTCTTCTGTGTATAGTTTCATTTTATTCTCCTTTAAATTCAATACACCTAACAGAAAATCTACACTCTTCACCTTCTGTTTGAGGGTCTTTGTAATAATACCAACCTTCTAAATCATCAGGGTACTTTGGATTGTAAGCTTCATATCTGATAGGTGTATTGTTGTTATACTCATTGAGGGCTTGTTCCAGTAACTCTCTATTAGGTGCCGCTACTACAGGAATACCATCCCATACTGCAACATATATAAATGTTTGATTCATTTAGTTAAATTTAATTTGAAAAACATTTTGTATGTCAATCTTAACACCATCTTTCCAAGCGTGAGTAAGGGTAGCACTATCACAATCAAATGTTGATTGAATACCTTCACCATACAGTACAACTCTTACAGGATATTGTTTAGTTGGTTTAGATGGTTGTTTGTTCATCCAAACACCAACAATTAGTCCAATACAAAAACTTGATACTATTACTAAAATATTTATTGTAGTACAAATTGATTCTCCTCTTTCCATTTCATTTCTTTTTAAATTGTTCAAACCAATCATGTAAATTATCATAAGATTCTGTTTGTTGTAATCTTAATAATAATTGTAAAACTTCCTCCTCACTATACATTCTTTCAGCTTGCCAATTAGCACCAAATTTGTGTCCTGTTAATACTCCTACTTTTAAAACTTCTAAAATATCTTCCCATTTAACCACACCTTTTTTGGGGTTACTGTCTTTGGTAAATTTACTTAGTGCAAATTCTTGAGCCTCTTCTAAAGACCATTTACTATCAGCTCCTTCAAGTGTTTCTTGTTTTGGTTCTCCTAAAACTTCATTGTCAGGCAAATGTATTATATACCCTTTATCATTGCTTTGAAAAGGTTTTAATACTTCATAACTAACCTCAACTTCCTCACAACTTGGATTCTTAACAAACCATTCTAAGAACTCATCATCAATCTTTTGTACACCATCATTGATTAAGTCTTGGTCTGTTGTTAGGATGATTTTTTTAAATTCGTCTCCTATAATATCTTCAATACATTTATGCAATTTACATCCTGCATATAATGACCAATCACCTGATTTAGGTTTTTCATCAGATGTGATGTAGATGTTTTGGAATTGCATGTTTTGTTCCATGTAATTAGTTACATACCTACTTAGTTTGTCTGTTGGTATTAAGTGTATGTTTTTCATTTTGTATTTAGTTTAGCGTAGATGATTCTACCTGTAAATTTAGGATGGATAATAGTTTCAAACTCTACTTCAGGTGATGATAGTACACGAGCTTCAAAGTTATCAAATCTCTCCTTCATCTCAGCAAAGTAGGTGAGGTCATCAGGGTGTAAAGGTATCCAATCTGGGATTGATTCATCAGTATGGTTCATTACACCCCAACCCCATTCTTCATGTAGGTTTATTGTTCCTTCCATAACTTTCATTTTTAATATCGGTAAAGATAAAACCAAAATTTTAATTCTCAAAACTTTTTTACAATCTTTTTTCGTGATGGTCCTTCGGTAGTGTTAATTTACGTATTGGTTGGTTGTGCATAATATTCAAAATCTCATAAATCTCAATCGGAACAATATTGTTACCATCAACACCGACATCCATCGCTTTACCATCAGCAACTCGTAAATGTTTAGGTAAGTGAACGTGTCCGTGTAAATGGATATTCCCGTTATTCATACCATCCCAAGATGCGATTGGGTAGTGCATACAAATCAAAGTGTGTCTATCAACAAGTTTACCTGTTTTATTAACCCGAAGATCAATCATCAAATAATCTTGAACAGATGAGAACAATGATTTAACTCCGCCCTTATCTCTCCTAATATGGTGATCGTGGTTTCCCAAGACCAAATGAATGTTTTTACATAAGATTCGGTTTCTGAATTCTTCAATATTCTCAAACCCACCGAAGGACCAATCACCCAAGTGAATTAAAATATCATCCTGATGAACGATCTCATTGATGTTATTCACCAAGGTATCATTCATATGATCCAACGACTTAAAATCTCGAGTTAAGTTGTCACTACCGGTCCATTGAGTGGTTGCCCTACAAATATTAGAGTGAGCGTAGTGAGTATCGCTTGTAAACCAAACTCTTCTTCTGATCCCGTGTCCTACTTCAATTTTCATGTCTTATAATTTAATGACACAAAGGTAATCAATAGTTTTTGTTTTTCCTAATAAAAAAATTCAAAAAAATACAAAACCCAACAAAAAGAAAAACTCCAATAAACATCAGTTAAAATTATCAAATTTTATTTTTGATCTATCAATAAACAAACCATTTAGATCAGAACAAACCAAACCTTCATTTTCTTGCAAAAATTCAATAATCATTTCCCAAGTCCTCAATAATTTCTCATAAGGATGTCCATAAACCCTACCATAAATTTTATCTACGGTAATGATCTCACACATATTAGTTGTAACACTAACGTGAGGTAATTCTCCCCCAATCGGTGTTGATTCAATTGATTCAATCACTTCCATTAAATAATTCCAATCTTCGTGATACTCTAAATAAGACGGAAACTCTGAACATTCATATGGTGTGATCACCAACATTTTATCAGCATCAACCTCCCAATGTGACGGATATAAAGTCATATCCACAATTTCCAAAGGAGTTTTTGAATAAATGTGGCATAATGTTTTTTGGTGGTTACCCATCATAGTTAGATCTTCGTAGGTAATATACCGGTGGGTATATCCCATAAAATACGCAATTAAATCGTTTCCTTCCTTGTAATCAAATGAACTCATATGGTATATAATAAATTTGTTTTAGAATTAACTAACATAAATAAGTTTTCAATACTCTCATCATAACTATCTATGATGTCAGCATGTTTTTCCCATTTCTTAACCAACAAACTAAAAAGTTTTCTAGCGATTTTCATCTGTTCCTTCGTTTCAACAGACGTAATTGTTCTCATTACTTTAACGTAATCTTTTACAAATTTTGAATTCATGTCACAAAAATACGAAAAGAATCTGTACTGTCAAAGAGTGACCGGTATATTTATCTAAAAAAGTTTATGAAAGACCTTATCCAAAAAGTTTTGAGAGAAGAAACAACAAAAAAGATGGTTTTAACCGAACAAGTTAATATATCGGAAAATTTGAAATATCACCTAAATGAAGGTATTAGATTGCAAGATCAAATCTTCAGACCATACTCAGATGAATTCTTTAATTTAATCAATGAAGCAAGAGAATTACACGAACAAGGTAAATTGTTCCTTGAAGGTTTTGACAAATGGATCGTATCTATGGATATCGGAAAAACCGCGATCAATGAAGAAGGTGATGTTGTTTTCTTGGACGTTCCTTTTTTGGTTGAGGATGAGGTAATCAATGAAGCGGAATATGCCGGTAAAAAAGTAAAATTAAACTACCCCATGAGAGCGTCGGGTGGTAAGAAAAAATACCAAGTATATGTTAAAGGTGACTCGGGTAGAGTTAAAAAGATTAGTTTTGGTGATGTTCACGGTGGATTAACCGCAAAGGTGTCTAATCCTGAAGCAAGAAGAAGTTTTGCTGCTAGACATAAGTGTAAAGATAAGAAAGATAAAACCAAAGCGGGGTACTGGGCATGTCGAATCAATAGGTATGCTCACCTATGGGGCGGACGAACATATGGGGGTTATTGGTAATGAAACCCTATGTTGATCAGATTGTTGATGAGAACACAAAAATAAGAACATTCTTATTTAATTCTAACTCAGAAGAATATCAATGGCATAGAGATGAAGGTGACAGAAAAGTTACCATTTTGGAAGTTTCGGGTGAATGGAAGTTTCAGATGGAAAACTCTTTACCTGTTTTATTAAAAAAAGGGGATGTGTTAAACATCCCCAATCATGAATATCACCGATTATTACCAAGTAACTCGTTCTTGGACAGGTTGGTCGTAAGTATAGTTGATAGCAATTTCGCCACCATTATAGGCAGATAAAGGGTTTTCAGGTGGTGCTATTGACAATTCTTCCGTCGGATATAATTTAACACCAACCGTATTCATAGACACTTTATCCTTTTGATTATCACTTAAAAGGTCATAATTACACTCACCTTTATTTATGATTGTTTTTACTTTAGATAAAATTTCAAAGGGTAATCCACTTTCAATAGAATCAATTCTGTTATCTATTTGATTCCAAAATGACAAACCATCGTGTAATCGTTTATAAGCGGCAACCTTAAAGTTTTCAGTTTTCTTAATGATATAAATTAAACATCCTGATGACGTATAGTCATAAAAGGTGTGTGAGTCATTAGTCGCTGCGGTACACCATTTTGATCCAGCACCATATTTTCTTGAAGCCAGGTGTGATAACGGTCTAACGATTAACCATTCATCATCTTCATAATCCTTGATTATGTATTCCATAATTTCCTTATCCTCTAAAGATAGTTCTGCGAGTTGGACATAGAAACTAACATCAGACATTTGTCTAATTTCTGAGACATCTACCTTTATTTTGTTATTTTCAACAAAACTCATAAACTTAAATAAGTCTTTGGATTCTCTCCAAGAATAAAAATCAGTAAATAAACGAAGTATAAATGACACTCCTAAACTATTACTTTCTTTCAATTTACTTAGTTCAGAATTGGTAACACAGCTACTAAATTCTAACTCACTGATAAATTCATTGGCGGATTCACCAATTCTGTTAAATTTATCTTCTAATAACTTAGTAAATAATTCAACATATTTTGATTTTCCACTAAGGTCTACGGACCTAATCATATCACCTATATTCATATTTAGGTAATCTTTTTGTTCTAATAATGTTCTATACTTTCCCATGTTTCAATCATATAAAAGGGAAATTATACAGTCAAATTATTTTTGAGAAATTAAATAGGATTCCAAAGGTTTTGTGGGTGCGGAATTATTAAAATAATAAATGTATTGTTTTTTTGAAAAAACAAAATAAATTGTTTTCCTAAATGAATCAGGGACAGTGGCACCTGATTTTAATTTAATTGATGATTTTGAAAATATCAATTCACATTTAACAACTATTGAGTCGGTTTGAGCCCAACTTCTTTCCTTAGATTCTAGTTCTTTCCAAATCCCACGATTTAATGAGAAGTTTTGTAATGCAGAATTACAATATGAAAAAGTGGCATACATATGATCTTTTGTATCTGAAAAACTCTCAGCGGATGCGATATGTCCCTTATCATATTCATTATTTGCATAATCAGAATTATCTGACGTATGAATGTCTTTTGGTTTATAAAAATTTAGATGACCTCGAGATACCAATGACACTGGTTTATACAACGAATATTGGATCCAAAGAGGTTGTTCATACACTTCACTATATTCACCTTTATAAATTCCGTAGTCAAATGCTACTTTTTCTCTATAAGGTGCGGTGAAGGATATAAAGAAAAATGTAAGTAAAAATATATATTTCATATTAGTAAATATATTTATAAGAAAAATGTTTATGGGTAAATTTATTATTACCGAATCTGAGAAGAATTATATTAAAAGTCTTTATTCTAAATTTTTGTTTGAACAAGAATCAAATGATGGTAGATTGAGAATAGATTTCGGTGCGGATTTTCAACAAGGTAAATATGATGTTAAAAGTTTGAATGTTAATGACGTTTATAAGAAATTAGAACCACTGAAAAAATTCTATACGGATAATGATGGTGGTGACATTAAATTATATATTGAATCTAGTGAATCTAACTCCACACCACCTCCCGGTATGAAAGACGGTGATTTATCAAAAAATAGATTACAAACCATTAAATCGGTTATAACAACTTGGTTAAATACAAGTATTCCTAATTGGAAAGAAAATTCTCAAATTGAAGAATACATTGTAAAACCTGAAGAAAGACAAGAAAAATATGTGAAGGGTGTTGATAAGGCAACGGATCCTAAATATTTGGCAGACCAATACGTTTATTTGGAAGTTGGTGTTGATAATACACTAAAACCATTACAAACAAAAACTCGTACACTACCGAATAAGGGTGGTAGAGGATTTGATTATGTACCGCAAGGTAATAAAATTAGTAATTTTGGTGGGGATATATTACGATTAGATTGTAACTCATCATATGAAGTCACAGGTGGTGGTGTTGAGGTTGGTAAGCCACCATTTATCGGATTTGATCGTAAAATTGATGTTAGTGAGTATAATAAGAATTTAGAAATATATTTTAATTCACTAAGAATTCCTGATAGATTTATAATTACAAATGCCGAGTCAAATACTGTTTTATTGGATACAGGATATATGGGTTCTCCTAATTGGGTAGAGTTTGTACAATTTGTTAATCTTGCTCAAAAATATCAAAATCAAAACGCGTTTAATGGTGTTAACGTTGGAGATATTAGGATAAACCAAGACTATGGTCAACAACTTCAAGGAAGTCTAAGAAACCTTCTTAACGCTAAAAACCCCAAAACGATTAAGTTTGATAATAACACTTCTGATGATCACGAGATTGGTTTTAATATTAGTAACTTATCGGGTGTTAAAACTGTTAGATTAGTTGCGTATTCACCATTAAAAAACACATTGTTTAAACTAAAATTATCTTGTCCAAGCAAATGAAATTCGTAATCTCAGAAAATCAATATAAAAAACTTCAGATATTATCTGAAGGTCAAAACGTTAAAGAATTTATTAAAAACTTATTAAGTTTTGACGATAATACTATAAAAAGGATTCAAGATATTTTAGTTAAGTCGAATTTTTCAATTGATTCTTTGAAATCTATGTTTCCTAAAGTATTAACACCGGAATTAGTATCAAAATTAGACAGTTTGAATGTTAATCAAGCAATCAATTTAGTTAGAGCGTTGTATAATGTTTTTATTAAAAACAAATATAATTTATCTGAACAAACTTCGGACGATTATGAAAAAGAATTGGTTAGTGCAATTAACAAAGTTAAACTACTTCAAAAAAATAAATTACCTAAAGATGAATTTAAACGTAACGTTACTGGGTTTGATTTACCTTTAGGTATTGCGCTTTCAATTGCACTTGGTTTAGCCGCGGGTTTGGGTAGCGGTGTGTTATTGACAGGTCTCGCTACTTTTGGTGTCTGTATTATTGTTTCTTTGATTATAAAGTATCTTCCAGCATTAATAAGGTATTTTAAAGTTAAAAGGGACTTAAAATATAATTTAGCGTCGTTGGAAAAAGATTTAGAAACATATAAAACAGGTAATCAAAATCAAAACTCAGTTGATATTCTAACAAAAAATTAAAATTAAATTATCCGAATAAATGAAACTCATAATCTCAGAAAATCAATATAAAAAACTTCAGGTATTATCTGAAGGTCAAAACGTTAAAGAATTTATTAAAAACTTATTAAGTTTTGATGATAATACTATAAAAAGTATTCAGGATACTCTAATTAAATCAAATTTTTCAATTGATTCTTTGAAATCTATGTTTCCTAAAGTATTAACACCGGAATTAGTGTCATTTTTAAATGGTTTGAATATTAATCAGGCTATCAATTTAGTTAGAGCTTTGTATAATGTTTTTATTAAAAATAAATATAATTTATCTGAACAAACTGTGGATGATTATGAAAAAGAATTGGTTAATATAATTAATAAAATTAAACAACTTCAAAAAAATAAATTATCAACAACCAAAAGCGAAATCAAACGTAACCTTAGTAATGATATTCGGGGGGCAACAAAAGTAACCGCGATGTTCACTGTTATTATTGGTGCCGCATCAGGAATTGTTTTAGGTGCGGGTGCTGGCCTGTTGGTAGGTCTCTCAACGTTAGCCATTTGTATGATTGTGTATTTGATTATAGCTACTCTCCCCCCATTGATAAAATATTTTAAAGGTAATAGAAACTTAAAACATAATTTATCAACATTTGAAAAAGATTTGGAAACATATAGAGCGGGTAGTCAAAATCAAAATTCAGTTAATGGTATGACAAAAAATTAAATCTCCTTATCTTCGGTTTTTTCACCACCGATAAGTTTTGTTATTCTATTTTTTGCTTTTTCACCTAATGGAATTGCGTTACCTTCTTCATCAATACGAACGAATTTAATGTTTGTTTTTAGAATGATTTTTTGTTCACCTGTATATACGTTGTGATTACGTGCTTCCAAATATAAAGTTATGGAACTATTCCCGTGTCTAACGGGTGATCCATAGATTTTTAATAATTGACCTTCCTTAGCAGGTTTTTCAAAAAAACATTTATCAATACTTACGGTTACCAATCTTGGTGTATCACACAATTGCATTGCATAACCGGCAGCACTTTCATCTATCATTGATAGTAATGTTCCACCGAATAATGCTCCGTGAACTCCTAAGTCTTGTTTTTTAATAATGTGCGTCGAAATGAGATCCATAGGATCAATAATAAACTTAAAATCACAATTTGGAAATACGTGATGCAAGTTTTTTTATAACCTCGGCAACTGCAGCACTAACACCAATCCCGATCAATCTTGTAACCATCTTATCCAATTCTACTTCTTCAAAATCACCACGGATAAATACCTCTTTCATAATTGGAATTAACGGTAACATAAATGCATAATTTGCCATCGACGCAACACCCGACAAACCAACACCAAGATATTCTAAAAGTTTCTTAAATGATTTTTTTAGTTCTTTTGTTTTCTTGACCACAGTTGAAAAAGTATCTGATAAACCTTTTTCTTTAATTCTATCCAACAGGACTTTTATATCGGCTTTCTTTTCAAAGAAAACCGTCATTACTGCTGATATTGCAATGAGTGTAACCTCCATTGGTGTTATATCTGCAACATTTTCATTGATCCAACTTTCAATAGGACTGATTAAAGCACCAATACCCACACCCCAAGTTAATAAAAATTTCAAATTAAGACCTAAGTGATCTTTAACTTTTCCATATAGATCTTTTGTGTATTTTTTTACATTTTCAATAGTTTTCTCGGTTTGCTTTTCAGCAGATTCAAGAATTACGTGTTTAATATCTGATTCGGTTATATTTATGTTCATAACATATAAATACATTAATATATTTATTAAACATGAAAAAAGAATTTAACCCAAAATTAGAAGTAGGTGACAGAGTTAGTTTAGTTAACATGAACGACCCATATTCACCCGTTATTGTAGGAACGACAGGAGTTGTAACCGGTATTTCTGAAGTTATGGGTGAGTTAATTTATTATATGAAATGGGATGATGGTAGTACATTAAGTTTAATTCCTGAAACTGATTTATATTTAAAAATTAACAATAGCGAAACTAAGGATAACTTAAAAGAGTCAATTAATGACAAAGAAAAAAAAAACTTAATTTCTCTCGCAAACAAACTTTTTGGTGATAAAAAATTTGAGTTTGAGTTTTTTGTGCTTGATCATGTTTTTCCTAACTATATTATTAGTTTTTATGTTCATTTTAATAAAATACGTCCGATGATACGTGTAGGTGAATGGTATGATTATTTGGAATGTGATTTAACAATGAAGATTACAGGTCCTAATCAAGAGTTAATAGATATGTTTAGAACCGCTATGGGTGAGATAGAAAAGGGTGAACCATTTGATTTGGCATATAGATATAATATAATTGCACAAGATTTAATTAAACAAGAAACTATATACATTGGAACTACTGATATTCACATTAGAGAATCTAAATTTGAAGATACTTCTTTAAACGAGTCAACCAATGTTGATGTTCTTGTAAAACACCTTAAAATATTAAATGTGATTAGATTTAAAGCTATTGTATTTAAGTTTTTAGAATTATTAAGACAAAGTGGTTTAACTAATATGATGGGTGCCAGACCATATCTTTTGATGGGTAAAGAAGGTATGACAAAAGAGCTTGTCTATCACAAAGACGGTATTGAGGGGTATGAAGAGTTGGTTGAAGCGGCTGAAGATTGTAGAAACGAAATAATTAGAGGTGCTATGGAGATATTATCGTCAGAAGGTAAAGACTTAGAACTTAATAGTATTGAAAGGCAGATTAGGAAAATTATGGATGCCGTTATGGAACTTTATTTTACGAATTATTCACTTGGTAAACCTAAATAATATTTATAAACAAAAACAGATATGAACGGATTTTTTGCATCAGGACAAATGTCCTCAGAAGAGAAACAAAATATATTGGATCAACACAAAACAATATATGATGGTTATGTTACAAGACAGAATCAAAACTTAAACCCACAACCATTATATGTTCAAGATTTCGCCAACGACAAGGGTGGAATCGTTGTTAACAATAAGGGTGATGTTAAACCTTATTCAAACGTTGGAATCAACGAAAGTATGGAAGAAGCGGAATGTGTTGAATGTGGTTACAATGAAGAAGAGATGACAGAGGATCTTGGAACCGAAAAACTAAAAATGGGAAAAAAATATAGAATAAAATTACCATCATATTATGAAGATGATGTTGAATTTACCGGAGAACTTCCATTTGGTGATGAAGGAAAATCCATGTATTCTTTTAAAGGTCCAAAATCAGGACATTCAATGAATAAGAAAGGTGTTGAAGATTATGTTTTTGATCCCGAAGAAATGAATGATGATATTAAAGAATCTTTTAAAGATCATAGAAACCAAATTATTGAAATGTTTAACAGATTCAAAAACTATAACTAATGGAAGTCAGGGAGATAGTTGAATATTCGATCGGAGAATCAATCGTTGAGGTTCATTATAGAACCATAGATGATTCTGACGATGTTATTCGCATTAGCGAGTTTGAATTGGATATTATTGATGATTATGGGTATGATGTGATTTCGTACCCATTAGATTTTTTGGATGAAGATGAATTCTTTGAAAATGAGGAAGAAGAAATTGATGAGGTTGAACTTATCTCATTTATGAATGAATTTTTTTTAATCAATCCCGATAAATTACCCAAACCCGAAGGATATTAAAATGAAAATAGATTTAGATAATTTGGTATCACTTATTGATCAAATTACGGGAACTTCCAAAGAAGAAATGGAAGAACAAGATACGGGTGGAGCACCTGCGGGTGGTGGTGAGGGTTATCCCGCAGTAACTAAATGGGAAACGGGTATAACACGAGGTCTTGCCAACCCAGTTAAGGTCGGAAAATGGAAAGATCTTTATCAAACAAAAAGAGGTAAAGCCAACACTTTATTATAACTTCATATATTTATAAAAAAAAAGTTTATGAATATCAAAGAGGGACAAGAGTCATTAAAGAGAGCTCTTTTGATGATGAATTATAAGTTAGATAAAACTTTAAATGAAAACATCAACGAAGCAACAAAAATGATTAGGTTTTTAACACCTGATGTTGTTTTAAAAATGCCTGAAAAACTTACAAATCAATTAGTAGGTTTACCAAAAGCCAACCAAAAAAACATTGAAGACATTGTCAAAGCGATTCATGAAGCCATTTCGGGTGCGGGAACCGGAGAAGGTTTATATTATTCCGTAAGTAACACTGACGCATTTAATTCGTTACAGAGAAGTTTAGCAATATCCTCAACATATAAAAAAAATTATGGGGAATCGTTAGGTGAATCAATGGAGGGTGAATGGTTTGCTTCAAAATCAAAAAACCATTTAACTAAACTAATACAAACACAAATAGATCAATATTGTGCGGGTGTTGGTCAAAAAAATAAAAAATGGTGTGAAATGAAACCCGAAGGTGAAATTAAATACGGATTCTAATGAAAAATTATTTAATTTCTGATTGGTTATCTCCCGATGAAAAATACGTCATCTTTATGGATGAGTTATATGATATTGAGAAGAAACAAAAAATAGGTCACGTACTTGAAGACTTTAATAATTTTGTATTCTTTTTAAGACATTCATATAGTGTGTCTGACTTACCAAAAGAAATTGTTACCGAGTGCATGACAGAATTGAACAACTTGTTAATCACTGAAAACACAAAAAACATTAAGAACATATTGTTAATGGAATTTGAGTTTGATCCTATTGGGTGGATTAAGAAAAAGGGAAGTGAGGCGGTAAGTGGTATTGGTGAATTTATTAACACCGCTGCCAAAGGAATGGGTGATTTTGTAAAGAATATATCTAAGGGTGAGTTCGCACAAGCGTTTAGTATTATTGGTAAAGGTGCTTTGTATGTAGCGAGAAAACTTAGAAGTGCTATGTACCACCCTGTTGGACTTATAGTAGATGCTATACTTGTTGCGACAGGTATTGGTAAAGCGGTACAATGGATACCTTGGGCGATTATTGTTGCCTTAGATATCTTGGAATTAACAGGTCTTGTAGAAAAAGAAGAAGAGTTACCTTTTTGGATGAGAATTTTATTTTTAGGGATTGATGTTATTGGTTTAGTAACTACGGGTGCAGCGGCAAAAGCTGCGAAAGGACCTATCGAGTTATTACTGAAGGGTGCTAAAACTGAAGCCGATATTGCTAAAAATTTAGCAAAAAACCCAACGGCTAAAAGTTTAATGCAAAAAATGGTAAGTGGTATTAAAGAAATTCCCAAATATTTAGGAAAGGCGATTGATTGGTTATCAAAGAAATTCCCAAAAGGTGCTGAATTACTTAAGAAAGCGTATAACGCATTTAATTCTGTCGTAACAAAAATTACTAACTCATTTGATAAAATGTTAGGAAAGCAACAAGGATTTACAAAATTAGCGACCAAAACAGGTGCAAAAGAAGGTGGAAAGACCGCAGGTATTGTTTATGGTGTTGAGAAGGGTGTTGAGGCTTATGCTGAGAAGAGAGCAAAAAACACTGAAAAAGATATTATACAAAAACTAAAAACTTCGGATGTTGAATATCCGTAAAAAAAAATATAACTATGGAGAATTTAAATGAAAATTTATCAAAGATCTCATATCTGATTAAATATGATCGATCTAAAACTATTAATGAAAATTTAGAAAGTCGTGAGTTAGACGAACAACCTCAAGCGATTTTAAAAGCGGCTAAAGATTCTAAGGGTGCGGTAAGAGTTGCTAAGGAACTTGAAATTGCTTTTGGTGATGCGTTTAGAGCAGGTTTGGATTTAAAAAGTGGTTTAAAAATTAGAAGTGCGGAAGAGTTTGTAAACGCAATTGGGTCGGCATTAAAAGGTAAAGAACTTGGTTCCGCTATTCAAAAATTATTGAACACTAACAAAATATCAGCTTCGTTGGAAATGTCATTAATCAAGGATATTGCCAAATCTAAGTCTTCAAGCATGATTGGTAAAGATTCTGCAGAAATAGTTAAAAGGTTACAACAGTCGGGTTATTCTAAAGAAATTGCCGAAGATATTGCAAAAGAAATTAAACTTATTGAAAAGGCGGGTGGTACAGCAAGTAAAACTACAAAGACCACAAGAACAACTAAGACGGCCACTAAATCACCTAAACCGATTGTACCGGCACAACGAACAAAAGTATTAAATTTTATTAGAACAAATCGTGGTTGGAATTGGAAATCTATTTTAAAGTGGGGTGCGGCTGCTGGTATAACCGCAGCAGCGTTGTATTATATCTTAAAAGAAGATGAAACTATCCCATTACCCGATGATATGCCAATAGAACCACCGGTAGAAACAACACCAACTGTTACATATACACAAGCACCTCAATATTGTGCGGGTAAAGATATTAAGAAAGGTATGAAAGGCGATTCTGTCGGTACTTTACAAGAATATTTGAACAGTCAAAATAGAGGTGAATGGCAAACATTAGTTCCTGATAAAAAATTCGGTAGAAGAACTGAAGACGCGGTTAAAGAATGGCAAAAAAATTATGGGTTATCTATGACGGGTGTTTGGGGAACCAAAGAATGTGAAATGGCTAAAAAACCAAAAGAAACAAAACCTGAAGAACCAAAACCCATAGAAACTGGAGGTATTCCGACAACAGGATTGGATGAGATGTTCCGTAGAAAAATTAGAAAAGCACTTTTAGAACAGGCGGTATCCGCAACACCTAAAAAAGGAAATTACGCACTTAAAGATGTTATGGAATTTTGTTTGGATAACACTCAAAAGGCCAAAGCATCAATTATGAGAAATTTAACCGCGCCCGGATATCCAAATTCGGAAGGTTTAACATATAAGAGCCCAAATCCTAAATATGATCAAAATCAAAGATTTAATCATATTATAGACGGAGAACTTCAAGTTTATACATTACTAGTCGGTGAAAGATCATTTAAAATAACTAAAAATTTAAACTGTCCTAATATTGCAACGATAGAGACTACCGCAGGGGCTGAAGCCGCTAGTAAGTTAGGTGCTGAAGCGTCAAGACCTGGAGATCTTGGTCAGTTAGAGGATTTATACAACCAATTAAAAGCATATATTAGACAAGGATATAGAGGACAGACGTTTGAAATGGCGGCTAGATATTTTGGATCAAGTTCTAACCCAACGGTTAAACAGTATGGACAAGATTTAATGGCAAATAAAGATGCATATTGGAAATCACAGTCCGATGAATGGAAACAAACATATAATAACTACAATCGTGGTATTGAGGACAATTATAACCAAATGAAAAATCCACCCGAAGGAACAATACAATATTATACACCAAGGACGGTTGATTTATCTGCGTTAGGTATTAAACAACCACAAACAATATATATGTTTAAAATGGGTGGTGAATCTGCGACTGTTTCAGGTGGTCAGCAAACTAGAATTTCACCAAAAGCCCAATCATTAGGAAGATGTTTTGGTGATTTATTCTTGTTATATCACTACGCAACAACATCTGAGCCAAGTGATCCGATTATACCGGGCACCGACATGGTAAAAAGAACAGTTCTTCAATGTATGAGAGAAGGTAATTTTGAACAAAGAAATATTATCAAACAACTTACAGATAGAAAATTTGAATCTGAGGTTGAGGCTAGTTTGGCATCATCCAAGTATGATACTATTAAAGATAATAGAGGAAAATCAAGATACAGATTAAAAGACGCTCCTAAATATTTATCTTATGTATTATCTCCCGATGCGGGAAAATACATGGTAAATTCACCACAACCGGCAAAACCTAAACCGACTGATAACAGATTCTAATATGAAAAATTTAAAGAATAAGTTACACGAATCTTTGAAAGAAGTTAAAAGTAAGAAAAATTCACTATTGATTGAATCTAAGATTGTTAAATCAAGACTTTCATTATTGGTTACTGAAAACGCAATGAATGATCAGAAAGAATTTAACAAGATGTTTGAGAAATTGATGATTGAACGTAATATTTTAGTGAATCAAGGGATCACTGAATCGGTAATTAATGAGGGTATTGTTGATTCTTTTTTGGGAATATTTGGTGGTTTTTTCTCCGAGTTTCCTGCGGTTTTAGGTGAGAGATTTACGGCTTGGTTAATGGAAGGTTTATTTGGTCCGACTTATAAGGATTCTTTATTGGCACAAACAATTGTTGTTGGTATCGGTAATGTTATAAGAAAGGGTGAGTTTTCAAAACTAACAGATTGTGCTTTCCTATCCAATGTAATTGCGGACTCAATAGTTGAGGGGTATTTCAAAAAGATGTTGGATCAAAAAATGGCAGGAGGTTCCTTCAGTTCAAATTTATGGGGTGGGGGTATCATTGATATGATTAGAAACCAAATATCCACATCAATATTGGACAGTCGTTTTGTTGATGGATTGGAAAATAAAATTGCATCAGTGATTTGTCCAAAAATTGAGAAATTTGCAAGTAATACAAAAAATGTCATTGATGACGCTAAGTCAAAAATAACAACATAACCATCACGGATGGCTCCGTTGATATAAATCCGTTAATGAGAGAGGGGGGTTTATCATCTCGGAAAAGGGGACTTCGGTCCCCTTTCTCCGTTAATAGGATTTCATATAATCCAAATAAATCTCCGTAAGTTCGGAATTAAACACCGATGATATAACGTTTGGTGTATATGGTTTTGATTTCATTTTCATTCCGGCTTCCTCGGGTGTTCTATCACCTTTCTTCAAGTTACAAGGAAGACAAGCGGTTACCAAGTTTTCCCACGAGTTTTTACCACCCCTACTTTTGGGCTGAATATGATCAATCGTAAGTTTTTTTGTACTACCACAATACACACAGGAATTATGGTCGCGTTTAAACAACCTTTTTCTGTTTAACTTAACTGATCCTTTTCTGAAGTTTATGAATTTCAAAAGACGTATGATAACGGGTCTTGCGAATTTCTTGAAACCGGACATAATTGGATCAGTAGATTCTTTCAGGATTTCAGCCTTTCCACGAAAAACTAAACCAACACCTTTTTGTAGGGTGGTTACATTAAGTGGGGTGAAGTCCGCATTTAATACTAATACTGATTCCATACTTTTAATTTTACCTTGTAAATCTAAGAGAGGGTCTTCAAAAAAACAAGTTTTACCATAAATATTGTTGATTGTTCAGTATTTATATTTTAAGTTTGAAGAAAAGATTAAATTATGTCATACGTTATTGTAAAGTATCTAAAAAGTAATGAAGGAATTGATGTTCCTGTAATTTTGGTTGATTCTCATTCTGAAATATTGGAATTTGAAAATGAACGAGATGCGGAAAATCACCGATTATTGTTTCAGAACAATTCTGACTCGGGTTATAGATATGAAGTAAAAAAATTGTAATCGGGTATTGTCTAATTAAAAACTTTGTCTTACCTTTGTAGAGTTGAAAGACAATATGGTCCCATAGGTAAAGGGATATACCTTCTCACTTCTAATGAGACATTCCTGGTTCGAGTCCAGGTGGGACTACCAAGTTTTAAGATGACCGCGTTTACGTAGCCCACGATACGGGGCTTTATGATGGAACGTAGCTCAGGGGTGAGAGCAGATGTCTTATACACATCAGGTCATGGGTTCGATTCCCATCGTTCCAACCAAAAATTTGGGGCTCTTATTTCAGTTGGTTAGAAAGGCACGCTCATAACGTGACAGTCGTAGGTTCGAGTCCTACAGGGCCCACAAAATTGCTCGAGTGGTGAAATAGGTAGACACGAAGGGTTTAAGCCCCTTTGAACCCGTAAAGTTCGTGCCGGTTCGAATCCGGCCTCGAGTACAAAAAAATAATAGACACAATTGATTTTTTTCTAACTTGTTTATACTTATTAATATGGAGAAGATTAATGAAGAAAATTTTAAAAAGGTTTGTAAAGAATCCGATTCTATGGCTCAAGCGGCAATTAAATTAGGATTACATTTTAACACTTTTAAAAAATACGCAATTAAGTTTAATTGTTATATAACAAATCAATCAGGTAAAGGAATTAATAAAAAGGGATCTCCTAAAGTTAAACTTAGTGATATTTTAGAGGGAAATTATCCACATTTTCAAACATACAAATTAAAAAATAGAATGTTGAGGGAAGGATTAGTTGAAAATGTTTGTTCTGTTTGTGGTATTAATGAGTGGTTTGATAAACCAATAAGTATGGAACTTGATCATATTGATGGTGATAGATCAAATCACAAGTTAGAGAACTTAAGAATGTTATGTCCTAATTGTCATTCACAGACAGAAACATATCGTTCAAAAAATATCAAAAAAAAATTTGTAGGTTAAAAATTTTCTAGTATCTTTGTATTGTTAAACAAAAACAAAATGAGCAGAACATTAGAAATTGCACAGACGATCCAACATCAGTTGATGACATTAGGACGTGTTAAGGTTTGGTCTTGGGGTTCTAGAAGTTGGACCGCGATCAAGGATGAGGAAAATCGTGATGGTTTGGAGTTTAGGGTTAGTGGATTCAAACACAAAGGAAAGGTAAGAATTGTTCTTGATTGGTCCGACACCTACGTTATCTCATTTTTCAACTCAAGAAACACCTTAAAGGGTAAAGTTGATGAAGTGTATTTTGACGAGATGGTTGATCTTATTGACACGTTTGTTGAATACCCCGGATCTGATGAAGAATACAAGAAACTAATTGAAAACAAATATAAATTCTAAAATTATGGAAATTAAAATTGATTATGACAATCCCCAACTAACAAGTAAGTATGAGGATTACGATGGTGAGTACAATGGTGTATCATTTGTGATCAACGCTCATTGGAATGATTGGGATGAGTGGGAAGTGGATTCTGTTCAATTCTTGGATGAATTACCTGAAGATTTTGATCAGGAAGGTGCTACTTCTGCGATTACTGAGGAATTCTTAAACAATATGTTTTGATATGATTACATTAACTGCTGAAGTTGATTTTTATGCCGATGAGATATTCCGTGAAATGGATAACGACGAAAAGGAAGAAATGTTGGAGTTGTTATTGGAATGGGATGAGAAGAGAAACAAAAAATCACAACAACAACCGAAAGGTATTCATTATGAGGAGTTCCGAGAATCGTTGGATAAACTTGA